ATCCACTTTCACACAAGTCACTCACGTGACCCGCATCCTTCTGAAACTCCGGAGAGTCCAAGTGCTCCCACAAGTGCTTGATCAGTTTTAGTGAATAGACCTCCCGGTCAAAGTCCGACGCGTCGATCCTGAACGAACTCTCGAGCCCCCGGGCCGTGTGGCCGTACGTCCGGTACAGAAGCTGATTCACGCGCTCGGGGTCCTTGCACCTGGGAAGCTTCTGCTGAACATAGTGCACGACATTGTGCTTGACGTGGCCGAGGAGCGTCGGGTCTCTGATGAGCACGTTATCTATATCTAACAAGAGCGTCGGACGGGCCATCTTACGTGCCTAACACGTGTGCCTTTTAAGTGCCTTGGGCCGTAGGTGCAGGCAGAATCGAACAGGTGCCAGGAACCGTACAACTGTACCCAGGAAAGTGCCCTGGCATCCGTACTAATGTACCCAGGTATCGAACACGTCTCATAAAGACTGGCGTCGTGGCTTGTGTACAATGGCCCTCAATGTTACCAAGCTCGTTCCTCAAGCACTTCTGCCTGCTCGCTCGACTCCCACCTCTGCCGGTTATGACCTTTTTGCCGTTGACAACTATGTTGTGCTACCAGGCCGTCGCGTTGTCATCTCGACCGGAATCCGGGTCCAGCTCCCTCTCGGAACCTATGGTCGTATTGCACCTCGTACTGGACTGGCCGTGAAGCACGGCCTCGACACGCTGGCGGGCGTGGTCGACCCCGGCTACGCCGACGAGATCAAGGTCGTACTTCAGAATCATGATTGTATTCAGCCGTTCGTTGTTCGGCCCGGGTACCGTATCGCCCAACTCATTCTGGAAAAGTATGAGGTGGGTGATGTCATTGACGTCACTGTTCCTGGGATGTTCGGTTCGGGCGGTGCGTTGGCCCCGGCTCCGTCCCTCCAGGCGTGTTTGTGAGTTTGTATTGAGTTCATATGAACCATATATTGTTTCGCCGGTCCCAGAAATTCCCGCCAAAGAACCAAGGACCGGCAATTAACACATGACGGACGTCTTTAACCCCTTAGGGCCCTGAGAAACTGCACTTAAACCAATAACTCGTAAATTAAACAATGGAATTCCAAGCGGTGGCTTGGGAAGGTGGCGACTCGGCCGAAGGTCTGTATACGATCCGGATCTTCGGGCGCGCCGCGAATGGACAATCCGTGTCCCTCGGGACGCGGTTCAACCCGTACTTTTACCTCAAGGTGCCTGTGGGGGGTAGCACCAATCAACTCACAGACTTTGTCAAGCAGACATTTTGGAGAGAAATTGTCAAGTGTGACCCCCAAGACTGTAAGGACCTTTGGGGATTTCAGAACGGGGAACTCAAACGCTTTCTGAAACTCGAATTCAAGAGTCAAAAAGGAATGCGCGGGTGTGCATGGGCCGTCGAGAACCAGAAGCACACGGAGCTCTCGGGGTGCCGCGTCTACGAGTCAAACATCGACTCGGTCCTGCGGTTCATGCACTGCTCGGGCGTTTCATCGACCGGCTGGCTCGACCCGGGCCTATGCGAACCTGACTGCGAGTCTACGTGTGAGGTGAACCTGTGGGCGCCGAGCTGGCGACTCATCAAGCCCGTGGCTCGTGACGACATTGCACCCTTGCGCGTCATGTCCTTCGATATTGAGGCCTACTCGAGCACGGGCGCGTTCCCAGACCCCCGGAACCGCGAGGACGTCGTGTTCCAGATCGGCATGACGACGCGCACGTTTGGCTCTGGGGAAGACACGTCTACGACGCGTCGGTGTTTGTGCCTCAAGGAGACCGCGGGCTACGACTCGTTCAAGACCGAGAAGGAGCTCTTACAAGCCTTTGAAAAGTACCTGATCGAGGTGGACCCGGACATCATCACCGGCTGGAACATCTTCGGCTTTGACCTCGAGTACCTGATCACTCGTGCAGTCACTCACGGCTTGGCACCCGTATGGGGCCGCGTGCGTGGCTCGGTCGCCGAGCTCGTGACCAAGAACCTGAGCTCGAGCGCGCTCGGCAACAACGAACTCAAGATGGTGCCTATGAAGGGACGCTACGTGTTCGACTTGTTCCAGGACGTCAAGCGCGAGCACAAGCTCGAGAGCTACTCGCTCAACAACGTCTCCAAGCACTTTCTGAAAGATCAAAAGATAGACATGCCGGTCAAGGAGATTTTTGCGCGTTTTGCATCTGGAGATGCAAAACTCCTGGGCGAGGTTGCAGACTACTGCATCAAGGACACGGAGCTGCCTCACCAGATCATGGACAAGCTGTGCCAGATTCAGAACGCGGTCGAGATGGCCAAGGCGTGTTGGGTTCCTTTGGCGTACCTGAGCGAGCGCGGGCAACAGATCAAGGTCTTTTCACAGATGGCCTACAAGGCTCGCGAACTGAACTTTGTGATTCCCACAATGAAATTTGGCTCCGCCCCTGGCGGCCCCGGGGACGGGTACCAAGGCGCGACGGTCCTCGAGGCGCAGACCGGGGCGTACTACGGGCCGATCACGGCTCTCGACTTTGCGAGCCTGTACCCGAGCATCATGTGCGCGCACAACCTGTGCTACTCGACGCTCGTCATAGACCCCAAGTATGACAACCTACCGGGCGTGGAGTACGAGACGTTCGGGCCGCATCGGTTTGCGCAGACCGCCGCAAATGGTGAACCGATTTGCTCCCTCCTGCCCACCATCCTCACCGACCTCAAGGCGTTCCGAAAAAAGGCCAAGAAGGCGATGGCCATCGCGGAAGGCACGCCAATGGAGGCGGTCTACAACGGCAAGCAGCTCGCCTACAAAATCTCCATGAACTCGATCTACGGGTTCACGGGTGCGTCCAAAGGTATGTTGCCGCTCGTGGCGATTGCAAGCACGGTGACGATGCGCGGCCGCGAGATGATCGAGGAGACCAAGGAGTACGTCGAGACGCACTTCCCGGGCGCCAAGGTGCGGTACGGGGACTCTGTGATGCCCGGGACGCCCGTGCTCGTCCGCTCGGGCGGTGGCGTGGCGAGCGTACGGACCATCGAGTCGCTCGGTTGTGACTGGGTCGAGTATCCAGGGTTCCTCAAGCAAGGCACTGACAAGGAAGAGACGAGTCTCACTGGTGTCGAGGCCTGGACGCATCTTGGTTGGCAACCGATCAAGCGTGTCATCAGGCACAAGTGCCAAAAGAAGATTTGGCGCGTCCTGACTCACACCGGGCTCGTCGACGTGACAGAGGATCATTCACTCCTGGACCCGACGTGCACGTTGCTCAAGCCCACCGAGGTTGCCCCGGGTCAAGAGCTGTTTCACTCGTTCCCTACGACTTCGCAAGGGTCGGCCTTCTCGGACGATTTCTTATTCGTACTCGGCGTGTTCGTCGGTGACGGCTCGTGTGGCCACTATCAGTGCCCCTCGGGATCCAAGGCGACATGGGCGATCAATAATCAGAACCTCGACTTGCTGAACAACTGCAAAGAGATCCTCGATGTGCTCTACCCCGACTATAAGTTCGTCATAATGGACACGCTCGAGAGCTCGGGTGTGTACAAGCTATCGCCGCGCGGTGACGTGGTCGAACTCGTCAAGACTTGGCGCGCCATGTGCTACGACGGACAGTCGAAGAAGGTGCCACTCGAGGCTATGGGTCACGAGTCATTCTTGCAAGGCTTGTGGGCCAGCGACGGGTGCCGCCGTGACAACGAGGTAGGAGGGTGCCTTCGGATCGATACCAAGAATCAGGTTACGGCCCAGTGGTACTACATGTTCCTGACGTCCCTGGGATTCAAGGTGTCTCTGAATACCCGTCAGGACAAAAGCAACATCTTCCGGCTCACGTTTACAAAGTCGTCTTTCCGGAAGAACCCTCACGCCGTCAAGAAGCTTGGGGTCCTCCATGAGTCGTGGGACGGCTTCGTCTACGACCTCGAGACCGATGCGGGAACCTTCCAAGCGGGTGTCGGTCAGATGATCGTCAAGAACACCGACTCCGTGATGGTCGAGTTTGACGTGCAGGGCCGCAAGGGCCAAGAGGCGATCGAGTACTCGTGGGTTCAGGGCGAACGCGCCGCCGAGGAGTGCACGAAGTTGTTCAAGGCGCCGAACGACCTAGAACTTGAGAAGGTTTACTGCCCCTACTTTCTGTACAGCAAGAAGCGCTACGCGGCGAAGCTGTGGGAGTGCCGTCCGGACTCCGAAGGAGTCCTCCGTCCCGTGTTCAAAAAGATCGACATCAAGGGCCTGCAGGTGGTCCGGCGTGATAGCTGTCCGTTCGTGCGCGACACGCTCCGCGGGCTGCTCACACAAGTCCTCGAGTCGAGCGACCCGCGGCCCGTCATCGAGTCGGCTCGGGCCGCCGCCAAGGAGCTCATCAACGGGCGCGTCCCTATGGAACGGCTGCTCATGTCCAAGCAGCTCGCGTCCAAGTACAAGGCGGGCGACGACGGCGTCATCCGCCAGGCCCACGTGGCCGTCCGCGACAAGATGCGTGCGCGCGCACCCGGCTCGGAGCCTCAACAGGGTGACCGCATCGCGTTCGTGATCACCAAGGGTGACGGCGCCATGTACGAGAAGGCCGAGGACCCCGTGTTTGTCCGTGACCACAAGGTACCCATAGACTACGGGTACTACTTTTCGAATCAGTTCAAGAAGCCCGTATGTGACCTCCTTGAGCCGCTCGTTTCTGAGGATACTATTTTTGACAAGAAATTCATGGTCAAGACGGGCAGTACCGTCGAGGTGGAGGCGAAGCGGGCGTTCTTAGCGATGTTTGCAGCAAAAGCGGTGAATTAAGATTTCAGTGGTTCACAGTCACGCGCGCATGGCCCGCATCAGACATGGTGCTTGCAGCGGCGTGGACCCGCAGCGCGGCGCTCGGTGACAGCACGGCGTCACTCTTAAAGGACAGCGAGTTCACGTCGGGGTCGTATTGAACGACCAGCTCCTTGGCACCGGCTAGGAAGAATTCGTCTATGACCGCCGATAACTGGGCCACCAGCTCCGGGCGTGGCACAGACGGGTCCGACACGCCGGTGATTTCCATGGGCGGCCCACCCATGAGTTTCAGGAGCATCATGGTTGAGGGACGTTATTCCTCTTTTCAGGCTACGATTTTTAGCCTAGTTGGGTTCACTTGAGCGCCTTCTTCGGGGTCAAGTGATTCGTCCCGCTGCCGGGTTACACATTTGGCCCCCGTTTTCTATATATTATCCGGGATGCAAGCTCCCGATGGTCCTGATGGGTTTCGAACCTAAAAGAATGATGAGTACTCTTAGCATGGAAAAGGCCATCCTCGACCTGATCGAGGAAGAGGTCACCAGAAGGGTCCACCTACGCATGTCGGTGTCCCTGGAGATGGTCTCACGCCTGTACGACATACCGCTCGAGCGGCTCATCAAGGACACGTCGGGCCTTGAGGTGACATTTTGCAAAGGAATTCTGAGGAACGGCAAGAGGTGCCTCAAGAACCCACAGCCCTGTGGCTACTGCAAGTTTCACATGAAGCAGATGCCGGGTGGTCCGCCGTCGACGACGCCCACGCCCCCAGAGCCTGTTCCTACCGCTCCGTGGGACATCTGACTTAAGGACTAAGCGCTCTCCTAATTTAATGGCCAAATCAGAGGTTCTCCTGTCTAGCCTAAATAGGTTCTTTGAGGTGCCCGAGAATCGCGAGCGTCTACACGACATTCTCGAGCACCGCGCCTCGGGCGTTTCGCTCCGCAAGCTCGAGTGGTTCGTGACCAACTACGCCAAGTCGCAGCACGTCACGTACACGACGCCGGGCGGCAAGATCTTCACGGTCCACGTGGCCTACAAGTCCAGCCTCGACGGGTACTCTAAGAAGCTCTTCGACCCTTTTTGCCGTACGTCGCGCATCGAGTTCCACGGACTCACGACGACCATCGCCCAGCTCAACTTCCTCAAGTGGGTCATCCAGAACGGCATCATCGACCACATTCCTAAGCAAATGGAAGACGCGCAAATCCATTCTGAAATTCAAGAACCGTGTAGCCATAGTAAAACATGTACAGATTGTACCCCTGTATGATCTGGGTCGCGTAACCCGGGACAAAAGACAGGGACAGTGACGTCGTCTGCGAATTAAGCTTTGAAAAATTGAGAAACCCCCCCTGATTGTACTCGGCCGGTGTCAGCCCGAACGAGTACGTGTAGATGTTGCGTGACGGGATGCTCAGTCCGTGCTCCATAGGCTGCTTAAAGGAGTAGTACAGAGACCCCTGGAACGTACTCAGGATATCGATGTTGTTGAGCGTCACCTTGGCGGTCTCGATCACGTCGACGAACGGGTTGGTCGCGTTGTTTGACGACGGGAAGGCGATCGGAGTGCCCGTCCGGATGTAGTCCGTCGTGTAGCCGTAGTTGTACCGCGAATCATAGTACAGACCGCTCGGTGCGCCCGTCGCGTCCGTGACCGACTCGTAATTCTTGTTGCGAAAGAACCAGAACAGGGACTGGACTGGAAAGTTGGCCGTCAACTGAAGCTGGGGACTCCCACCTGTAAAGGCAAGGGTCGACTCCTTCTTGACCTTGTTTACGATGTAGCGCTGGGGGGTGTTGGCGTAGTAAACCTTTTCTGAATTGTCAAGTAAAATCTCTTCAGTCACAAGCTTTGGATTGATAAAGTCGACACCGGGCGACGCGTTTGAGCTCCAAAAGGCGGCCGGGTGGAATGTGAACCGCACATAGAGCTTCTGGTTCCACATGGCGCACAGGGGGAAGTACGGCTTGCGTAGGCGCTCGCGCCCCTTGTTGCTGTGCGAGTGGCGCCGGCAAAAGAAGAACTCGAGTGGACAGACCACATTAATGTTCGACGACACGGGCAAGTTGGAGTTTAGGCCACCCACGAGCGAGTACATACCCTTTTGCTCGTCAGCGTCCAGGAAGCACTGGTCGCGGATCACGTACCAGTCGTCATAGAGCGTCTCTATGACCTGTTCATTCACGAGAAGGTCCACCTGTTTGATGAGTGCCCGCCCGATGTTCTCGTTCAGGAGCCAGTCCTTCCCGGCGGCTGGAATCGTGCAGCTGAAATACATGTTGGACAAAAGGTGCCCGAGCTGCGTCGGCAAGAGCTCCATCTGGACCGTCAGGCCCTGGTACACGGGCTGACTCGGGAAGGGGATGACACGCTGGTACATCACAAAGTTGGTATGTTGCCTGAATTTTGGAGACCAATTGGATTTCTCGTAGGCATTTGAAGTCAAAAACTGGTCCTGGGGTCCGACGGCGAACAGGGACAGGACGGAACCGGCGCTGAACCCACGGTCTTTCACCTCGCGGTACTCCTCCTTGGCGACCGGCGCGTCCTCGATCCCTTCCCCGAGGTTGCGCAGCGGAACGGGCGTACCCTTGCCGCCGATGACGTTCGGGTTGATTTCTACCGGGGCCCGCTCGTCGAGCGCCGAGTTGACGAGCATGGCCGGTTCAAACTCCGTGGTGTAGATCGGCTCGCTGACGATGGCCGGCGCGCCCTTCACCACGACCGGTATCAGGTTCGTGACGGTCGGTGCGCCGTCGAGCATCTTGAGCGTCGCCTGGTACGTTGAGACGGCGGTCGGCGGGGCTCGGCCGAGTTGTGTGGCGAGCTGGGCCTGGTACTCCATCTGCGTCGAATCGACCCCGGAAGCTTGCTCCTCAGAGAAAGCGATAATCTCAGCCGCTCCGACGGTCGGAAGGCCGTTCACGAACCACCCGATAGCGGTCCCTTGGGGCGGCGGTGCGCTAAAGTTGAACACGGGGTAGCCGTTCGGCGGCACGATGTACGAGCCGTATATGGGGCCCGTGCGTTGCTGCGTCGGGTACTGCGCCTGGCCCGGCGGATAAAGGAAGCACCCGATCGAGTACTGGACCCCTTCGACCACCTGGCGCGTGTCCGATTGAAACCTGAAGGTCCAGTTGTAAGGCTCGTTGACGAGCGAGGAGGTCTTTGCAGTTCCCGGTACGTCCGCCGAGTCAACAACCTGAATGGTGCCAATCATGCCATTGAGCCCCACGACGTTCCAGCCTTTACCCACGTTGAAACCCGGCCACGAGGTGGTTGCATAGAACGTAGCCTCAGTCGGCCCCGTCACCTTATAGAACCCACTGACATCGATCGGCCGTTGGGGTGGTGTGGTCGCCATGCTCGGCGCGCTCACAGAGACGGCCGGCGGGGGCGCCGTGGTCGCGGGTGCGGTCACGCGCTGCACCACCTTGGCCACGTCAGGTCGAGCCATAAAGTGCCCTTGAATCCGGCGCTCTAGGTCGAGCACGTGGCTCCGATTTAACAAGTCAATCGCCTTGGACTTGACGACGTCCAACGCTTGACCAACGGTCATCCTGTCGGTCCTGTTAGGTCCTTGAGGTTATTTTTCCACATCTGCGTCACACTCGTCGCTTTGAGCGTGGCGCGCTCAGTGGTCTTGGTGGCACAGAGCGCTTGGAGCTTCTGGACCTCCTCCTTCGTGTACTGATACGTCTTGATGTCCAAGAGCTTCGGCCACGTGTCGGCCGCGAACGCGTTAGCCTTGAACTGCTCCTCGATGGACACCTTGGACGCGTTGAAGACCACAAACTTCTGTACCGTCACGAGGCCAATGAACCGAGCCTTTTCCGTGAGCCACTGAATCTCCGTGTCGAGCTGCGCGAGCTGCCACGCCTTGCGTCGCTTGAAGGCACCGAGGCGAACCTCTACGTAGTCGACCAGAATCTCCTCCGGGCTCGCATAGTGCTTGACGGCGCCGTTCGGCGCGATGAGGTGCATGTTGCTCGTGTGAATCGTCTTGGTCAGGCCCAGCTCCTTGACGGGGTCTTCCCACGCGCCCGAGATCCCACCCCAGATGAAAAAGTCAGGGCTGGTCTCAGTCGAGTGATTCTCGTACTTTTGGATCGTGCCCTTCTCGACCAGATAATCCAGGTGCTCCTTGAAATCCTGGATCCACTTGCCAGGTGGCAACTCCGTAACGTGCCACCGACACCCCTCCTCACCTTGAACCACCCCCTCTAGGACCCATGTGTGCTCCTTCGTTTGCTTGACGGCCCCCTTGAACCCCTTGAAGTGCGGAACCATAGGCACCGTCGGCTTCTGGTCAAGCAGGTTCACTATGTTTTGGCGGACCGCGTCATAGTCGAAAGGTGGTACGTAGCAGCTGAAGCCTGTGCCGATACCCTCCGCGCCGTTGACTAGGATCATGGGCACCACGGGTGCGTAAAACTCGGGCTCGACCGTCTGACCGTCGTCCACCACATACTTGAGCACGGGGTTGTCAGCTGGGTCAAACACCTTCTTCGTCACCGGGTTGAGGCGCGTGAAGATGTAACGGGCGCTGGCTGCATCCTTGCCACCCGCGAGGCGTGTGCCAAACTGACCCGAAGGTTCGAGCAAGTTCAGGTTATTCGCGCCGACAAAGTTCTGGGCCAGGTTGACGATGGTGCCCTGCAGACTCGCCTCGCCGTGGTGGTACGCCGTGTGCTCCGCGATGTAGCCTGCGAGCTGCGCCACCTTCATGTCCTGCGTCAGGTTCTTCTTGAGGCACGCGTAGATCACCTTGCGCTGCGACGGCTTGAGACCGTCGACGACGTGAGGAATCGAACGCTTGATGTCCTCGGCGCTGAAGTTGGCCAGGTCGCGGTGCACAAAGTCGGTCACGCCGAGCGTCTGGACCTTGCCGTACGGAATACCGGGCGGCGGCGCAGCCATGTGCGTCGTGAGCCACCCCTTGCGGTTGTCCGCGTGGGACTTTGCAAAGGCTAGGACCATGGACTCGTTCATCGCCGCGTCACCCGTGAAGGCGACCGTCAGCTCCGCGATGCGCCGAAAGTACTCGCGGGCCTCTTCGCTCGTCGAGGTACCCAGACCCTTGTAGTACTTGACGCCAGGGCCCTTTGGAGAGGCTCCGCCTGCGTCAGTCGCAAGCGACTGACGGTAGCTTTCCTCACTGAAGTACCAAACCTTGCCCGCCTTGATCACGGGCGTCACCATCGACACGACAAAGCCGAGCTCGATGAGTTGAGGCCAGTACACGTGAAACATGTTGAGCACGAGCCCCTTGATATGGGACCCGTCCAGATCCGCGTCGGTCATGATCATGAGGCGCCCGTAGCGCAGGTCACACAGGTTCGTGTAGATTTTGCCGTGCTGCAAACCCAGGATCTTCTTGATGGCCGAGAACTCCTCGTTGTCCGTCACCTGCTTGACCGACGCGTCGCGCACGTTGCGTGGCTTGCCGCGCAGGGGGAACACGCCGTACGAGTTGCGTCCGACCACAGACAGGCCCGCGATGGCGAGCGCCTTGGCCGAGTCACCCTCCGTGACGATTAGCGTGCACTCCGCGCTGCGGTGCGTACCGGCCCAGTTGGCATCGTCGAGCTTCGGCACACCCGTCACACGGCTCTTCTTGGTACCGTCCGTCTTCTTGAGCTCTTTGGTGGCAGCCGCCGCGCCGAGCGCTTGGAGGTCCGCGAGGACCCCTGTTGCCAACAGGTCCTTGATGAATTTTGGCTTGAAATCGATGGGGTCTGAAATCTTGGAAGTGCATTCCGCCTTGGTCTGGCTTGAGAAGGTTGGGTTAATGATCACGGCCCGGACAAACACGAACAGGGCCGCCTTGACTTGAGCAGGGCGCACGCTCAGTCCCTTGGTCGACAGGATTGCATCTGTGAGACTCTTGGTCACCTTGTCCACGTGGGTACCACCCTTGGTCGTCGCAATTCCATTCACAAAAGAGACTTGCTGGAACGCGCCCGAGTCGGAGTGGCCCACGACAATCTCAAACGCTCCACACTTGGCCGATACGAGCGGCTCGACGCCCACGTGCATCTGCGCAAACGCCTCGAGCGTGGGAACCTGGAGGTGCGTGCCGTTGTACGACACCTTGGCCTTGGCGCACCACAGCGCCGCGTCCCACGTGCGCTTCTCGACCACATCGAGGAACGCCGGGTCGTCCGCGGGTGTGCCGAAGCGGGCCCAATCGGGCACGAACCCGATCGTCACGGAAGGGGGTGA